CAGCTGCTGCTCGGAGCCAGCCGAAGGCGATGGCTGCCTGGAGTTCTCGTTTTGCTGGGGCCCGATGCCCGCATTATTCATGTGCTTCTGATCTTCGCCAGACACGTAGAGGTCATAGAGAAATCCATTCATCTGTTGCTGCGCACCAGAGACGGCGTCGTTGCCTGAGTTCTGGTAGGGAAGACCGTAGTCACTCGAATCTGGGCCGTAGCCACGATGAGACAAAACATTATCTGGACGTATTTGCATAGGAAGGCTCCTTGAGGCAAAGAGATGCGCGATGGCGCGCTTGGCACTGCGGTGTTACCAAGTCAAAGCGACCAGGTAACTATCGGGTTAAGGGCGCCGTTCGGGGTCCATTTGCCCTGTAGGGTCGGGCGAATGATTGCTATGGTTGGCCGCGTTGTTCCGAGGTGTTTGATCAAGGGTCGATTGGGAGAGACTGTTGAGAAATTCCAACTGCTGGTTCCGCCCGGGGGCGACTGGGTTGTCACCTGAATTTACGAAAGTATGTTCGGATGGGCGACTGGATTGCGTGCCGCCCGTACGCCCTCCGGTGCCCATTTGCTGTTCGAAGTTGACCGGATAATTAGTGTGAGGAGTGGGCGCGCGGGTCGGCGTCAGCCAGCTGGTCATGTTGTTCATGCGTGTTTGATCTTGGTATACTTGGTATAAACTTTCAAGAAATTCGACGTTCTGGTTCTGCGCGTCAGCGACGGGGTTGTTACTTGTACTTGCAAGAGTGGGTTCGTAGAGGAAATTAGGTTGCGTGCTGACCGTCCGCCCGCCACGCGCCTGTCTGGTTGTGGCATGCCCGGGCCGCTGACGGCTGGCCAATCCGAAGAGAGTACTGACAAAAGCATCGCCCTGTTGCCTCGCAACATTGAGGGCGTCGGCGCTTGAGTTCGGGTAGGGAAGGCGGGAGTCTGGGGCGTTCGACTCTGGGCCGTTGGCATGATTAGACCGACTATTTGCTGGACGTATCGTCATAGTGAAGGAATCCTTGATGCAGTGAAATGCGCGAGGGCGCACTTGCGGAGTGGAAGTGTTCCAAATGATCAGGTAACTGTGTCGTCAAGACATGCAGACAATACTGTGCACGGTCTGTAGTTCCATGCCATCCAATGCGCAAACCCGCTGGCCGGTAATCTCCAGCGCCACTTCACATTGCGCTATCGTTCTTTAATAATGGCTGCATGATCTTGTGTTGCGAGATATCGATAAGTAGCGGGGAAACCAGCCCAGCCAGTGTCGCATCAGTGAGAGCGATTCCAACAAAGTTCGCTGGCGTCCCAGGACCCCACTCTGCGGCACCCTGTTCAAGCATCGCCAAAAGAG